ATATCATCAACAGGTGTTTGTTGGGCTTTAATACCGACATCAATTAATGATAGATTATGTGTGAAATAAGTATTGTCTGCAAGATTAGGTTGTTCTACATCATCTTCTTGTAAAGCATAATCATAAATCTTTTCAACAAAATCTTCTTCATTGTCTTGCGTAAATCTTATTCTAAACATAGATGTAGGCTCAAACTTTTTCTTAAATGGTAAACCCTCTAATGTAATATTCATTGTTTTAAGGGTATCATCTAAATTAAGTGTTTGTCCTACACCCATTTGAACGTATTTAGAAAAATCATAGAATTCTTCTTCTTTATTTCCATCATTTGCATTTTGCTTTAATAATTTAATTTCAATGTTTATTTTTCCGTATTCCATATTATCTTAATCTCCCTGTTGTTAGATTTACATTGGCTCTTGAACGAGCATAATTAATTTCGTTTTCGAGCTTAAATGTTTCGATTTGATATTCTCTCTCTCTACCTGCATATTTAAAGGCTTTTGATGTAGCACTTGTAGTAAGTGCCATAGCACCACCAATTAATGCACCAATCCAACCACCACGAGAGCCATACCAAGCACCCATAGTAGTTGCAGTTAAAACATCACTTACATCGTGTCTTGCTTCTACATCTCGTTGCATAATATCGGCTAGGTTTTTATCACCCGTTGTTCCTGCAACATCACCTAGAGCATAGTTAGTAGTTGCTTTTGTTAAGGCTATTACAACTGCTACCCCGTGTGTTGCATTAATAAATAGCATACGCTTGTTTAATTTGCTTTTAGGTTTAGTTTCTAGTTCTTGTTCTTCTTGTTCTTCTTTTGGTGATTTATCAGGTGTCTTTTCGGTTGTATCACTAACACTTGTAACACCCTCACCTCTAACAACAACTGTTATTTGTCTTTGTTCTTGTTTCAAGAAAGCCATAAACTACCACCCCTTTGCATATTGATTTAAACTTAAAACAACATTTATAAAATCACTATTTGCAACCTCTATCTTATAGCCACTAATAACCATTTTTGTTACTAGCCATTCTTCTTGTAATACATCATCATTATCGTAGTAGTATGAACGTTCGGCAATATAAATCGGTATATTTACATCACCAACACCTGTTGATGTTCCACTAAATGCAGTTGTAGGCTCGGTAGCACTATATCTATTAGCGTTTTGTTTTCTTACGGCTCTATCTATCGCAACAAGTGTCTTATCATATTTATTAGCCCAAAATGATATTGTAGTTGCTCTTGTTAGATTTGTAATCATTGTAGCACTTATATTAGGTTTATCTTGTGATATATTAGGCTTTGATGTAAATACATAGTTTGTAGTCATTTTTGCAAACGGCACACTCTTATATTCACCACTTGCATTTAATGATATTTTAAAACCTAAATCAGTATATGTATCTGCACCATTAATATATGATATTGTAAAATCTACACTTAATACTAATGTTCTACCTAATGCACTTGTAAATGGCTCGGTTTCATAATTTACCTCACCAACATTAATATAAATTGTTAAATTATCTTGTTCTCTATTAAGATATGTTAAGGCTTTACCTAGTAGTTCATCTCTAATAATATTGATATGATTTTCTATAATCTCGGCTTTATCTTGATTACATATAATAGTGGCTCTTGCACTAACGCTACCCATATCTAAATCACTACTAGCAGTAAGATTTATTTTTGTTTTCTCAATTAAGCAATAAGTCCTAGATGTATCACCTCTTGATTCTAGCCATCTATCTAAATTAGGAAAATTATAGTCATCACTCTCAAATAAAGATTTTTCCTTTAAATCGAGCTTATACTCGTATGTGTATAGTTTGATATAATCTACTACATCAACTTGTTTTTGTGTTTGTTGATACTCATTGATTTCAGTAATATCATACCTCTTACTTAACCACATATTATTAAATATCTCTTTAATATCATAAGTTGAAAACTCGGTTTTATTCACTCTTAACACCTACCTTTCTATCAAATGCTCTTTTTAATGAAGCATAATCTCTTAACTCATTTCTAGCGTTGTAAATAAAGTTTCCTTTTTCCATTCTCGGCTCTCTCACTTTCTTAAAATCATCACTAAAATATATATTCTCTACAACATCTTTCATAAAACTTGCTTTCTGCATACGATCCATTAATTTGATTTCTTCTAGGTTGTTTATTTTAAGATACAATTTAGGCTCATAACCAAGATATTTAGCATTTATTTTAGTTTGTTGTAGTGCTTTGGCAATAACCTTACCATTATTACCCATCATAGTCATCATATAAGCGTTCATTTGTAAAGTTCGCAATACATCATCATAAGTGTTATAAATGGTATAATTGCTTTTAAGTTTACCACTAATTGTTATTGTATCATCAGTAGTATTAGAGTGAATAGATTTCATAGAGTTTCTAGCACCCATAATAGCGTATTGTCTTAAAAAGGTTGTAATATTACTGATACCCTTATTACGATAGCCGACATCACCATCTTCATTTTGTATCTCTTTAACCTTAACCTGTGGCAATACATCTTTTAACTTATCATTCATAAATAAATCACTTAATGTAAACTTTTGTCTATACATTAAATCACCACCTAACGTTTAAGTTCAGTTAAGGTGCAGTATGTATATCTTAATGGTTTTGGTAATCTAATTGTTTTATATGATATATCACTAATAATGTATGGCACACCATCTATAATGGCTATATCATCATCATTAAGTGGTAAATCAGTTTCGGTTTTAATATCAAATGTAATATACTCGACATTTAAACCTTTAATGTATTGTTCTTCTACATTGTTTATATCACCAACATAGCAATAATCAAATGTTCCACTATTAATGAAATATGAGCGTTGTTGCTTACCTATCTTATTATTAATAATCTTTGATGTTCCGTTTGCAATTATTGTAGTATTGAATAATAAACCTAACAAGCCTTTTGCATTATCAATAAAATTAGTTAAGTCATCACCACTTAATGTTAGTTGTTGATTAGTATTGTTAGATACATAGCCTATTACAACATTACTAACACTAAACTTTTTGCCATCAAATGTATGGTTAGGTATAACAACACCAAAATTATTACTTGTAGGACTAGCCAAAATAACTTGTGTATTACCATTTATTTCTCTTGTTAAATATTGTGTTCCACTTGTAGAATTTATGATTATATTATCAAATGTGTTTTCAAACTCTATTGTAATATATCTTATAGATGCAGTTTCAGGTAATTCACTTAATATATCATCTGCCATAGAAATATTTTCCATTATTAATGATTTCAGAACGGGTAGATATACACTAGGATTATTAGTTAAGGTTTCAATGTTATCATAAAACTTATTGTAATTAATCTTTATATCACTTGCAGTTAAATAAATGGTATCAATCCACTCAATTCCATTGTATGCAATTAAATTATCACCATAAGAATATACAATGTTAGTTGTTATTGCTTTAAATGTAGCATAATCTTTGTTTTCAATTAACACCATTTTATTTGCTTCTTTATCATAAACCCAATAATTTATCTCATTATCATTAGAAAGTGTCTTTAAAGGGCAACTAGCGTTCATATATTGTGTTAAATCAAAACATCTCTTATAGAAAATAGCACTAGGATTATTTTGTGTTGATTTTGGTTTCAATGCAAACATAGTATCACCTACCACTCTTTACCACAACCATTAGCAATAAATCTATATACACCATAATATGCTAAACCTAAATCTAGCATACGTTGTTTAAATCTTTGTGGGTAATCTCTTTCTTCATATCTAATTGTATCAATAGATAATGAGGTCATACTCTCAATATCAACACCACTAATAGATGATAAATCACCATTATTAAGCAAGTATATTGCTAGTTCTAGCATTACATCTTTTATTTGGTGTCTATATTCATACATATTAGGGTATAATCTTATTCCACGCTTTGCTATTAAATAATTAATCTGCAAGTTTGATGATTTACTATGTGTATAAGCATAACTATAAAACTTTTTTCTTACTAATGTTAAAAAGTTCTTTACACCATTAGGTGTTTTATCAGTAAGTTTTGTTTTCCAAGTATTATCTAGCTCATTTAATGCAGTTTCTTTTAATTCATATTGATGATCTATTCCTACATATTTCATATAGTCATCATTATAAGGAAAACTCATTTCGTGTAGTTCCATTTCTTCAATTTGTGTTTGTGTATAATATGGTGCTTCAAATATTGTCATACGCTTACCCCCTATCTTCCTTTTATATCATAATATCTACTAACGTATTTATCGTATGGCTCATATTGTTCTTTTCTTGTTTCTTGTTGATTTGCCATTAATTGTTTATTCATCTCTTGCGTAGATTTTACTCTTGCATTATCAGGATTATAGTTATCAGGTGTTGTTGATACATACAAGTTTTCTTCATTAACTTGTGTTTTAGAAATACCACTACCACCGACAAACCTACCATTTTCATCTTTCATTACATCATTACCAACTTTAAGTGTTCCACTTGTTACCATATAATTTGGCACAATACCTTTGGATTCCATCATCTTTGCCATTTCTATACCACTTTTAGAGGTAACACTATTTGTTGTTTGAACGATACCAACTGTTCCACATATCTTGCCATCAGGCTTGTGTCTAAAACTAGGAAATACTACTTGCCCTACTTTTACATTATCATTGACTAAATATGTATATTGCTTACTTTCACCCTTTAAGCCGTAAGTCAAGTTTATGAATTTCATCAACATCACCCCTTTGTTATAATTATAACTTATTAATAGAAATAAAAAAAGGGTAGTTTTTCAACCACCCTTATATGATAAACTCCCAATTAGTTTGTAGTTCCATCATTGAATCCTGCTGATGTAGGCTTTACAGTTGCACCATCTAATGCAGTAAATTGTAAATCACCCTTAATTGCAGTAATTTCAGCAGTAGTGAATTTAGCAGTATCTACTAAAATCTTAATTCCATCTGGTGCGATAACCTCAACACCCATCTTTAATTTAGGTAAGATATATACACCACCATAGTATGTATTAACATTTGCTTCAACTGTTGGTCCTACGATACCTCTTAATGTTGCACCTGCATATACAACCATAGCTCTAATCTTTTTAAGTTTAGTAACTGTTGCATAAGTAGAATCAGTTGAATCATCAGGATTTAATCCTAGTGCATAGTATACATAGTTCATTACAACATCATTCATAATGAATAAATCTACACCATCATAAGTTCCACAATAACCTGTCTTTTCGTTGATACGAGCAGTAACAGTATCAGTAAATGGATTAATAACACCATTTGCTAAAATTCTAGTTGCTTCACTTGATGCGTTTGACATATATTGTCTTTTCATAATTCTATCGAAATCAGTAGTAACAAATGCTTGTCTTTCTCTCATAGGCACTACGAAAGCACCAATAGATTTAACACCCTTTGTTAATTCACTATTAGCGTGAATAAATGCGTCTGCATAAGAATCAGTTACGTTAGGTGCTAAAGTAGAGTCTGCAGTAAATTGAGATTCAATAGTAGAGTCCTTTGCAACACCACTAGCATCGAAGTTCTCGAAGAAGCCCTCAATTTGTTTAGCATAAGTAATAACGTTAATAGCTAAACCTGCACTTTCAACAATTTGTGTCATAACGATAGTTTGTAATTGAATAGGTGATGACTCTGCAATAGTTCTAGTTACTGCAACACCCTCATCATAAACTAAATCAACATTAATTGTATGGTGAACGCTTTGAGGTGCATTATTGTAACCTGTATTTACTTGATTATGCCAAGCACCATTGTTTGTAGCACCAAGTTTTCTAAATCTAGGTGCATAAGGTAATACTCTTGTAACATCGATCATTGTTACATTTTCAATATCTTGTGTCTTTGTGAATTTGTCTGTTACACCCATACCATTAATATGTTGAATTTCAGGTAATAGGTTTTCCATTACTAATAATGATGAAGCGTGTTCTACATCAAAACCATTTCTTGTTACATAAGCCATAATTCTATACCTCTTTCATAAAAGTTTGTCATTTGAAAAACTTATCGAAATAATCTTTTGCAGTTTCACCTTTCTTATTGTCATTTGTGTTAGTATTGACATCTCTTTGTGTGTAATTACCAAAAGAATTGTTTTCATACTTTTCTTTAAGTTCTTCGTTATTTTGTTTAAGCTCACTATTTTCTTTTTCTAATGTAGCATTTTTTTCTTCTAATGATTTTAGTCTTTCTTCAAATGCTTCAAAATACTTTTGTGCTTCACCCTTTGTAAGCACCTCACTAATAGGTATTGCTTCCATTTCTTGTGCTTCTTGTTGTTGTTCTTGTTCTGCAACAGGTTGCACTTGTGATACATCAGGGCTAGTGTCATCAGTAGTCTTTGCTACCTCTACTGCCTTTTCCTTTTCAGTAGTAGATGTTTCACTTGTAGGATTTTCATTACTTGTGTTATCGGCTTTAACCTCTTGTGTTCCTTTTAATAGCTCAAAAAGGTCTTGTTTTTCTTCGGCTGATAGTCCATCAAGCATTTTAACAACATCTTTCTCTTTTTTGCCTTTTCCAAACATTGTAAAATTGTCCTCTCTCTTTCTAGCATATTAAGTTACTAGGTTTTGCCTTTCACTTGCTATTTTCATTATAATATGTAAATTAATCATTGTCAATAATATAAAAAACTAGGTTTTACCCTAGTTTAATATAATTGTATACAATTTATTCTTTATCTACTTGCATTGTAGTTGATGTATTCTCGCTATTTGTTAGTTCTTTATCTTTTGGTTTCTCATCATCTACAACTTTAATGGGTGCGTTTACATTTCTTGCCATACCCTCTAAAGCAAGTGCCTTTTCATCAATTTCCATTTGTAAACGATTAGTAAGATAATTGATTTCTTTTTCTTGCTCGGCTTGTGATAAGTGTCCGAAAACATCTTTTACAAAACGTTCAGGTGTCATCTTATTTGCACCGAAAACATCACTATAAGTTTTCATCTTATCTAATAATGGGCTTTGGTCTTCACACTTAAATACAATTTCAATTTCATCATTAATATTGTAATATCTTGCAACATAACCGATTAGTTCGTTTAAATCATCTCTAATATTTGAGATTTGTGATTTAATCCAAGTATCAGTTTTAGTTCTTTCACTTACAATTTCAGTAGCCGTTCTTGCACCTGCACCCTCATTTAAAAATGAAGCAATAGTAGAAGCCGATAATTGCAATTTAACTGCTATATCTTTTAAGATGTTCTCTTTCTCGGCTCTTATATCATTTGAACGTAGTGCGAATTGTATAGGTGTGATTTTATCATTATCTGCCATATTAGATGTAACCTTTTGATAAAATCTATCACTTAATGTTTGTTCGTTATCAGGATCATCAGGATTCATATAATCTTCAGGCACTAATGCTCTTGCTCTTGCTAAATCAACCTCATTACGCTCAAAATATTTAAGTTGGTCGAATTGTAGTGCTTCGGTTTGTAAAATATCACCAATAGGTTGTCCGAAAGGACTATTAGGCACTTGTGGTAAATCAGGTGTAAAAGTCCATATCATACAACCAAGATAATCTTTAAATGGTAGATATTGTTCTTTACCAATAGTTAAGTTAGGGTAGTTATCTTTAATGTAGTTTCTAACCATAGATGGTAGTTGTTGCCAATCCACTTTTTCATTAGAAGCAAACATAGGTCTTGCTAGTGTTTCAGTTTGTAGATTAGCACTACCTCTATAAACAGAAGCCTTTATACACGGCATACCCTTTTCATTAAAGTATCTTTCTTCTACAAGTCCGTAGTGTGTATCAGTTTTAACACTATTATTATCATCAGTTTTAACGGTGTTAGTAATCATATCAATATACACTCTAGCACTTGTGATTTTACCATTTGAATCTATATCTACAAAAAATGTATCAATTCTATGTTGTGATATAAATAAATCACCACTTGAATTACGATTAATCTTTAATAATGCAGTTCCACCTGCTGATGTAGAAATATAACCCTTTTTAAGTGTCTTAATTAATTTAACATCTTTAGCCCATTTCTTGATTTTAGCATAGGCTTTCTCATTGGCACAACTAAAATCAATTCCGTTAGCAAACAATAGATTAGTTAAACCTCTTGATACACTCGGTAATAGTCTTTGAGATGTATACCCTGCCGTTTTATCATATACACCCTCAATAGAGCCATTATACAATGCTAGAGATGGCATTAAGTAATTAGCATAAAAGTTTTGGTAATATACAGGTGCGAATAAATAAAACGGATTAGATACCCTATAATCAAACAAGTTTTTCAATGATGATGATGTAACACTAACTGTGTCCTTATCAATAATTATTTGCGACATCTAATCACCCCTTTTATTTTATTTTAATTTATTTTCTCTTGATTATCAATATTATTTTGTTTTTGTTGCTTTTCTTCTTCCTTAACGGCTTTGGCAACACGCTTGAAATAGCCATCAATATCATCTTTATAAGCAATAGTAATAAGATGTTGCACTACTTTAACACCTTTATCAATTTCATCTAGTGTTGAAATAATTTCACCAAGTGATGATACCATAGCTCTTTTAAGTAGTTTATCATCATTAGCACATTTAATTATTTCTTCATTTAAACACTCATCTAAAACATTCTTATCAATATTAGTAAATTCTTTTGCTTCCATTATTTTCTTCCTCTCTTCTTTGATTTACTTTCTTTATAAGCATTATTCTTTTGCTTCATATCTAAATTAGCACATATAACATTAAGTGTAGTCTTTAATCTTAAAAGTCTACGTTGCATAGCAAGTAGCATATTAAATATTGCAATATTGCTTATTTCATCTTCTTTTAGGTTAGGGAATTTCTCAACATCTACCCCTAGTGCTTTTAAATATTCATTTTCAGTTAAGTCGTTATATCTAGTCATTGTTTCTGCAACGATTTGATTTAACATAGTATCGGCATTTACTTTCTTTTCTTCCATTAAAATCACCCTCTCTATTTTAAGTTTGCCAATTTTCTTATATCATCATAATGTGATTTTTCTCTTTCATTTACTCTAAAAGGAAAACTCAAATTATAACAATTAGTGTAATAAGGTATAAGTCCATATTCAAGTGCATCACATAAGTCGTTAGGTATTGCAGGATTAAGTTTACCATTTTTATAACGTTGGCTTTCTATCTCTTTTGCAAGTCTATGCTTATTTGGTGTATTGTCCCAAGATGTAACACCCTCATTTAAAATCATTAGAACACCATAAGCAAAAGCATTTTTAATAATACCCAAGTTTATATCTTTCTTTTTCATAGTAAACCCTCTTATTAAAATATGCTTCCATAAACGCTTATTCTTTGCAGTTTTCTTTGTATGCTCTAATTGTTTTATAAAAGGTGCAGAAGCACCATCACAACTAATTATTGTTTTAAGCTGATTTGCTTCTATACCATATTTTTCATCTAAATAATCAATAAAGTTTTCTAGGATTTCACATTGTTCGGTTGGTGCTAGTGTTCTATTAGATTCTTGTGGATCATCATAGCATACCTCTAATGTTTGAGCCGTTCCATTATCTAGTATAGCCACAGGCACAACTGCGAAAGTATCGTTAGCAGTAGCGTGGTCTACACCGATTATTAGATACCTGATATAATGCACTTTAAGTTCGTTAGCAAGTTTATAGTGTCTATTTCTATCAAATTGTGGAAATACAACATCACTTGTAGAAGCCTTAATATCACCTAAAAAGATACGTTTAAACTCGATATAGTTAGTTCGTTTAAAGTCCTCAATATATCTTTGTGTTTCTTCGCTCAATAAGTTCCATATATGATAACAATTAGCATAGATATAGCACCACTCTTTAGATTTACGTTTTTGTTCGACATAATCAACAAACCAATGACCGATAGTTTCACTATTACCAACAACAACGATACGACCATCTTTAATAAGTTGTCTAATAAAAGTTGCCATTGACTGCTCTATTACGTTCGCATCTCTATTTTTTTGTGCTTCTTCATACATTACTAGAGATAGTTTATGATGAGTAGTAACACCTCTTGAACGTTGACCTCCACTAGAATCGGTAATAGGGTAGAAATAAGTCATACCACTATGATTACCATCTTGTATTTTAATAAACTCTTTAGATTTAGGTATATAGTAAGTAGATGTAGGCTCATCACTGACATCAAAACCACTATTAAACAAGAATTTATAGATTTCATTTATGATAGAGTCTTTAATTTCAGTAGCCGTAGCCTGTAATATTACAATATCGTTAGATGGGTATTTATTAATAAAATACCACCATAGACAAACAAGCATAGATGTTTTACCACTAATACGACCACTAGATAAAATAAAGCGTTTATAATCATCTTCAAATAATGGTGCATATATTTGTGGCACTGTTATGTTATTAGCATTAAGTGTTTGGTTATCGACATCTGACATTAATCATCACCACCCTCATCATCTGATTTTGGTAGTTCTACATAATCTGCATCAATAGAGACCTGATTACGATTATCTTTTAATTGTTCTTTATTAGAAGCATCGACAATAGTAATAGTAATTTGACCGGCTTGTAGAGAGCCGACCTCACTAGGCATATTAGAAAGACCTAATAGAATATCTAATTGTTTACGAGCGTTCATACGTTCAGTAATAGTAGGTTCTTTTTCAACAATACGTTCTTCTTTAACATTACCATCTCTATCTTTAATAGTAGTCTTTTCAATAGTTTTAGATTTACCGGTTGAAATATCATTATAAAATTGAATTCTACGAGCTTCTTCACCGGTTGCTTTATCAATAACCTCTAAAGCTTTTTTAGCCTGTTTAGATGTTGTTAGGGCATCAATTTGTTGTTTTAGTTTACCCTCACCATCTACTAATTGATTAAGTTTATTATGATTAATAATATCTTCAATAATAGTAGCGATATTACCCTTTTCAAGATTATGGCTACCCTGTGAAGCATTTTTAGTATTATACCCTGCAAGTTTATATGCTTCAGTTTTATTATAGCCCTGACCTCTAAAGTCGATATATTTCTTTCTACGAATATCTAGTGTATTATAGAAATCTAGTTTATCTTTTTCTAAATAGCCATATTTAATATTCATAAAATCAACTCTCTCTCTTAAATCTACTCTAATTATATCATACTTAAAAAAATAAAAAAATACCAATATTTGCATATATACTTGATAAAAAAGGTATATAAGAAGAAAAGAAAAAAACAAGACAAAAGAAAAAGTAATATAAAAAGAAAAAAGAAATAAATAAAGAAAAAAAGAATTACTAAAAAACATTACTTTGTCATACCTAGCATTTTAGTAGGATTTAAAAGTGCGTATTTATTAGTATTTTTACTAATACATTAATAGGTATTTCTTTTTATAAATTAATTAAAATATTAAGTAGTAAAATCTCTTTCTTTTCTCTTTCTCTTATTAGTGTAGTGTAGAGATATTAATAACGCATTTTACTAGGTTTAGAAATTGATAAGCATAAATACGTGTATTTTTACAGGTATTATTATATATTATATATAAAATAAGTATATACTTTATACTATATATCTCTTTTATACTATTATCTTATTTTAGATACTAATATATATAATAATACTAATCATTTAAATCTCTTATATATACTACGTATATATACTTGTCAAGTATTAACACCTTTTATGCAGTTTTTATACCTATTTTAGTATTTTATTCTTAATATATACTTGATTATCTTTTTTATAGAATAAATCGTGTATTTAAAGATACACCCCGTATTATTTCTTATCACCTAGTGTGGTATATGGGGTTATCTAGTATTGGTTACTAGATATTGACTAGGTATTCTGTATCATCTAGTTCTTAATACTAGGTATCAGCTCATTAATTGGATCTAGTGCTATCTAGTATTCATTACTACATATCATTATTATATATACTTATATCTATTATTTAATACTACGTGTGCGTATTATATATAATAGGTTGCGTAGTGCTTAATAGTATGTGTTTGAATACTTGGGGTTTTTATTCCAACTAATTGCATACAATTTAATTGCATACAATAAATCATATAGTTATTAAAACTAGATAACATAGTTTAGTTTATATTTAGTTTTTAATAATGAGATAGTATAAATGTATAGGTATTGAATAAAAACGCAGTAAAGGCTTAATTTAGAGCCTTAAAATAGATTTTATAGTGTTATTAGATTATGTTATAAATAGATTTATTTTTTATTTGATTATTAATAATAAATATATCAGATGTTATATAGCTATTAGATATGATTTTATTGTATCAGGTTTAAAGCCGTTAAAATGGGCTTTATTTTAATTTTTATAATTAGATGGTATATTTTACTAGGTTATTACAGAAAAACAAAAAAGGGCTTTTTTATGCCCTTTAATTTAATCTAATACTATAATACTAAAGTTATTATTTAATAATGTGTTAATATCTAGTAATAAGATTATAATTGATATAATTAATATTACTATTAAAAATATAAGTATGTGCTTAAAGTTTAAATGATCCATTTTCTAAACCTCTGCAACCTCTGAAATGGCTTTTTTTATAATCTCATAGGTTTTAGCACCTGTAATTAATTTACTTAAATAGAATTGTCTTATATAACTATTTCTATAACTAGAGTCATACTCATAAAAAACAAGTTTATTATTCTCGTTAATTGCATAGAATTTTACATATCTATTTTTATAATGTAGTCTTATAACATTATCTTTATAAAAAGTTATTCTAATATTTGTGTTTTTTATTTCAATATCAATAATGCTAGAATCATCATATATGCTATTGAAAGTGAAATTCTTATTAATAAAATCATTTTGTTTTACTGCTTCTAAAGTCTTAAACTTTAAACTATTACAGAATAACGGGATCGTTTTATTTTCTGCACTTGTTATGTTGTATTGATTTATATATAAGTTATTTTCATCTAATATTGAGTATCTATCAATAGTGCAGTTATAATTGCAGTAGCTTCTATCATAGTTATATTTTTTAAAATGGATTACTTTGTTTTCATTATTTATAACAACATTTTCTTTAGTTATAAATTCTTTAGTTTGTGTTATAGCTTCTTTTATATAATCATCTAAATTAATAATTATATCATTTGTTTTTAATCCTGTTGTATACTCTGGATGTTCTAAAATCCACATTTGAAAATCTTTTTTGAAAAATAACCAACTTATAACGCCCGATGTTGTTATATCTAAAGGTTTTTTATTAATTAAATCATATTTAATATACCACCCGTTTGATGTATTAAAATCTATATGTCTTTTTATAAAGTCCATTATATCATCATATGAAAATAAAAGTTTGATATTTTCTAAAGTGCTTTTATATAAAGCCACATTTTCAACATTACTAAAATAGTAAAATCCTATTCTGTTTATAAAATCTATCTCGTATTTTTTGTCATTATCATAATTACTTAATTTAGAATCATAATTGATAGCTTTTAATTCATTTTCGATACTATTTACAATATAATAAGAAAATCTTTCTTTTATACTGTTTATATTTAATTCTAAATTATCGCTATTTACTATTAAATCAATAAAGCTTTGTTTTGTTAAAATATCACTCATTTTTCACGCCCTCCAAAAATTAATTGAATATATATTCATTTTCTTTTTTTACATATCTAGTGTTATTTAATAAATATAAAATATTTTCTTTAGTAGATATTAAATAGTTATTATTTTTAGTAATCCATATACTAAAATCTAAATTATTAATTTTAAAATTAATTGCATAAGTAAATTGTTGCACGCCTGCACTAGCTACACCATAAGATATAACTTGTATATTTTTATTATTTACTAAAACATTTTTTATGCGTTCGCATAAGTTAAAAGCATTTTCTTTTTTATCACTCCAAGATTTATAACATTTTCTTAAAGTATCGTTTAAACTTGTATAATATTTTTGTTCGTAGGTTTTATTTGCAACGGTTATAAATCCATAACTTTTTAAATCAAAACAATTTATTTTTTTATTAGTTTTTATTACTACATAATTATTATTTAATTTCATTTTAGCATCCTCTATTCTGTTTTATTTTCTATTACACTTTTTACGGGTAGCATTAATCCCTTTGATCCTGTTCTATTATTGAAAATGTAATAAACGCCCGTTAACTTGTTTTTGTTTTGATATATTGTTATATCATCATCAGGCTTGAAATTCAAACATAATAAAATTATTTTTAATATTTCACAGTTAAAACCAATTTTAAAACGTTCGATTTTATCATCCCATTTATTTTGGTATTCATAAATAGAATCATTTAAAATTAATGTATCAATTTTTTTATGTGTTTTAAACATATTTAATAAATCATTATATTTAATAGTTGTAAAAATATCATAGTTTGAAATATCATAATTATTAATAATTCTTGAAATATCGGGATAGACTCCAAGTCCTGCATCATCAGCATTTTTTAATTGTAAACCGTTAAAATCATTTTCTGTTAGTGATACCAAGAAAAAAGAATCCGTAAAACTATAATAATTTTGATATTGTTTAGTATAGCAAGTTAGAACGGGCTTTTTAGCACATTTATTTTTAATGTAATTATCAATAGTTTTAATACGTTGTTTTGAGCTTGTTTTGTTGCTTTCAAGTGAGATCTCTATCTCGATTTCACTTTTAAAAGTATTTAGTTTTTGAATAGCTCCTGCATAGTCTTTAATAGAGCCGTTTTTTGTAGGTTGTAAAGCCTCTTGAATGTTTTCGATATAATCGAATATTTTTTTATTAGTCATAGTTGACTCCTCCTCGTGCTTTTTAGGTATGAAAGCATAACCACTATAATAATATCAAATAATCAATAATTAATCAACTATTTTTTAATAAATCAGCTTAAAAACTTTTTATATTATATTTATATAATATCTTTTTTGTTTGGTGCTATTTTCAATTATATGGCTTGTAAATGGGCTTTAAATCGTTTTTTATTCTTGTATTGATAAAATATAGGTATCTAGTGCAGAAAACGAAAAATAAACGATATTATATCATCTAGTTTTCAATACTAGATATAAAAATAATCGATACAAGATACAAGCTAAAATCTGCATAACCTGATGGATCAGCTAGAACGATTTTTCTTTTTTCTTTTTAATTTTCTTTTTCTCTCTATTAAGGCACTCCTAACCCCAAAATAAAAAAGTGCTTATTAAGGCACTCTCTTACTCATTTATTAAGGCAACCATAACCTCACGCATAGCATTTAGTTTTTGCGTTTCTAACTTGATGTCCTGCTCGATTACTTTAAGGCACTTACTCTTGTAATCCTTTAAGGCTTCCTCATTATCATCATCAGTTACTAATGGTATATCATAATGCGATAATGACTTTAAGGCACTCATAACATCAGTTGTAGTTAATGTTTCTATTGTCTTGTGGTTGTTAAAATAATAGATAAACATAACTTGCTTAACATCTGCTTTATTGATTAATCTTTTAAAACCTTTGTTATCTAATACTAACACCTTATCTTTGTATGAATCATCTAATACCTTTAAGGTTTGTCCTTTTGGTATGTAATCCTCTAATTTAACACCATAGTATGCTTCATTAATTGTTTTTACTTGCTTCATTGTTTAATCCTAACTTTCCTAATAAATGTTGTATATCATTTCTAACCATTGATTTACTATTTACACCATCAACTTGTAGCATATCATTCCATTTAATTAAATACTCTTTTAAGGCTTGTATGGTATCATCTTTTTGTTTGATACTATCTTTTATTACTTGTAAGCACTCACTCTTACTAAAATCTCTATTGTAAGTGCAGGCTATTGTTTCTTGCCCTATTCTTTTAATTGCTTCGTTTAATTCCATTTCCTATTTCCTTTTTTTACAGAATATTTTTTTATAAATCTTTTGATTAGTTCGTTCTTTTCAAAATGATTTTCTTTGAAAAACGAGTTGGACCATACCTCTATATAATTTAGGTTATCAACTAATAAACCATCATTAATACCAACAGAAAATTGAAAGTTGTTTTTTAATAACCATTTTATAAGTTTGTTTTTTGATATTTTTATTCTATATCTAACATCTTCAGTTTTTACTCTACCACTAAAATAAACAGTTGTTATTTTTTTATATTTAACTACTAATTCTTCCATAATATTTTCCCTCTTTATCTTCTATCTTTATTTGTGGTGTCATAATATCATCTATAAAAATGGTTACTTTAAATCTATCAGTTTCCCATATCGCATTTGATATTGTTTTACCTGTTGCCATACTCATATTGTTAATTGTTTTATCAGGCTTGTTTGCTTTTAAATAATTTAATAAGCCATCTACATAATCATCTAGTGTTTTCTCTTTGTTAAGCTCTTTTAGTTCTTCTTCGGTTACCTCAACCATAATCTTCCTATTCATCTCTTAAAATCCCTCTTTATCTTAATTGTTTTAACGTATGGGTAGTATCTTTTTTTCATACGTTTCATACATTGTTTCATACTATGAATATATTTGCAATAAATCCAATAAGCATATATTTCTTGTTCTACACCAACAAAAGTATTTTTTGCTATATTGTATCTCTTTCGAGTTATCTTATTCATTTATAATCCCTTTCTGTCATCTACAATAGGACTGCCATATAAATCACCTATAAAGTAGTGTTTGTTTCGTTCTAGTCCTTTAGGTTTATCAGCTAATGCTATTGTTTCAGTTGTGCCATCTTCATAGAAAAATGTAATTACAAAATGTTTATCAATATCTTTTTCAAATGTTTCTTCTATTTTAAATTCTAATGGTTTCATTTAATCATCTCCTTTAATACTTTCTTTCTAACAATGACACTTTGTTCGTCATTAGCAATTCTACACATTTCTTCTGAACTTACTGAAATTAATACATAATTAGTGATATTTAAAAAACTAATCATTTCAACCTTTTTCATGCAAGTAGGTATATTATATAGGTTATTAGGAAGTCCTTGCTTATCAAATACCCATAATTCATCTAAGCATTTTGGCTTATCAAATATCTTTAAGTTCTTAATGTGGATTGCATAACCATTTTTACCTTTTAAGTAATCATACATTTCTTTATTAGTTAAACAACTTTTTCTTAATAATTCAATATTACTAATATTTAATCCTAAATAAAATGGCTTATATTCTTTTGAATTATCATAAAATGCTTGTCCTGTTCCATCTATTGCATAAGATAAATTATAATCTATTTTCGAACACGCTATTTCCTCAACCTCAAAATCACATTCAGCTACGATTTTGCCATTAAGCAAGTAATTTTGTTTTTCGTGAAACTTATGAGTAGAAGTTATATATTTACTTTCATAAAATTCATAGATATTTTGATTTAATAAATAAGGCTTTGCTTTAGTGCAGTATAAAAGTAATTTCATTTCTTTAGTTCCTTTCTTAATGTATGTATTCAATATAGAAAATTAAATTGCATTTTCCATTTTCTGTTATTTCCACTACTACCTCATTTTTGTAATAAGGTAGCACTTTAATTTCATCTTCTGCAACGTAATAATGCTTGTTATTTACAAACACCTCATATTGCTTGTTGTCATCATCATAATCAACTGATATATCATCTAGTGTGCTTTCATAGGATTCTACTACCTTTGATGATGTTGTCTTTATTTTAACAGTCAATACTATACATAATATTGAAATTAAAATACCAATTACTATTGCTAGTATTAGTTCCTTACGCATTTCCTAACCACCTCTTTAATAAATCAAATTCTTCTTCGGTATATATAATTTTATCAAACAAATCCCAATTTAAAATTGTAGGATGTTTCTCTATTGCTTCGGCAAATTGTTCCGTTTTATCTTCTACCCAAATGGCATAACTATTAGAGTCCATAATGCTTTTATCAAAACCTTTTTCCTTAATAATGCTTAATACCTTTTCATTATCATCTGTGTATTTAATAAACTCATTATTAATAAGAGTATCAGCATATTTTACTTTAAGTTCTTTGAGTTCCTTTTCAATTTCTTGTGCTTTGATTAAGGCTTGTTTGATAGTGTTTATTTCTTTTTCTTTATCTTTTAATCTTCCTACATATATTCTTTGATTATCAATATCATATCCTGTTGTATCTTTTAATGCTATTAAAGTATCGTTTTCAATTCTTAAATCTTCTATATATTTCAATGCTTCACTAGGCTTTGCATTGTCTATGGATTCTAGTCTTGTTAAGGCTTGTTTTAATGTATTATATTCTTCTTTATCTTCTAAAACTAAACCATTTTCATTTTCTTTTAAAACATCTAAATTATGGTATCTTTCTAAACATTCTAATTCTTTACTCATCTTTCTTCACCACTATCATAAATACGCTATTAAAAGCATAATCAACTTTAATGATAATATAACCCTTTCCTAAAAACTCTTTTTGAATATCAGATAAATCACTTTCGTGGAATATTTCTATTAATAGTTCATTTTCATTGTCATCAACTTTCCAAACTCTATAATTACTCATTATCTTCCACCTCCGATTTTTTAATTGCTTCAGGGTGTTTACAACCCCATTCAGTAAGTAAATCATTTACCCAATATTTACAAGTTCTATTAGGCATACCGAAATTACCACAGTCTTTGCATTTTTTTAGATTAGGCTTATTCAACCTATTTCTAGTGTATTTTTTCATCTACATCTACCTCTATTTCTTGGTCTAATAAATCAGTATCAATAAAATTAATAGTATCACATACCATAGAGCATATCTTATCTTTTTCTTCACACTCTTTACAAGTTCCATAATTACTACATCTATTTTTAATCTCTTTAACTTGATTTAATGTTAAATCACCTATTTTCTTTTTCATATCTACTCACTCTTATCTTCCTTTAAAAACCAAGTCTTTTTGTAATCTTTGTATTCACAAGTAAAATCGCACTCTGCATAACTACAAAACTTACTAATTACACTAACACCTTTTTTCTCTATTCCTCTAACCTCAAACAATTCTAATTCCTCATCAAGTTCGCTTTCTTTTGTATAGATTCCATTCATTAAAGCCTTAAATACAACATCTAAAGGACATCCTAGTTCTTCTTCTAAATCTTCTAGTTTGCCTAGTTTATCAACTATTTTTTCTTCAGTTCCATATTCAACGTATGTATAACCACCATCACATTTTTCAGTTAATCTACTCATATCAATTCTAATTCCCCTTTTTCGTTCATCTTTGCTATGTATTTAAGACCTGTATCAGTCCATATTGCACCATAGATTTTAAAATGGTAAGCTGAATAACTTTCTTTTACTTGTTCGAACGTTAAACCTAAACAATGTTGTTTGTCCCATACAATGTGTTTATTTCCTACTGTTACAAACCCATCACATAATTCTTCAATGGTATCGGCTTCCTTTAAAACTAATCTTTTAGTAAATGTTTCTGTTGCAGTATGATATACTTTAGTATTATTTTTAAAATCAACATCTAATACTTTATATATTGCTTTTTTTGTTTTAATAAACATAGTGCTTCTCTTAATCTTACATACTAGCCATCTAAACTTTAAGTAGATAGGACCATTTTCATCAGTTCCATCATAATCAAGATACTCATCTTCATATAGTTCACTTTCAAATATTCCAAATATAAGTTTTAAACTATCTAGTTCATTATCACGATACCTTTTACCATCATATTCAAAATACTTAATATCAGATATATTTTCTAATTGTTCTTTACAATAATCATATAGTGTCATTTTTTTTACACCCCTAATATAATTTTTTACATACCTAGTGTATTTTTTCTACACCAAGTTTAATAACCTTTTCTAGTTCTTCAAAACTACTAATCTTATATTTTCTTAATATTTCTTCTAATCTGCCTAGTTTATTTAATCTCTCTACATCACCCTTAAATGTTGTATCAATAGGGCTATATGGTGATACCTTTACACCTGCTCGTTCATCTTTTTTTGTTAATTGTTTCATACTTTCTTTTCCTTTCCATTAAACCATATTTTTTTACCATCTTTTAAAATGTATGCTTCCTTTTTTTCTTTTAGTGCTTCGTAAAAATCTATTTTCAAGTAGATGATCTTGTTTGCTTCCTTTACTACTGCACCATCTATAACCAACTTATAAATCGTATTATCACCTCTTTACACTTATAATTATACTCAACATTATGTGAAAATTGTGTGATTTTACTATTAAATTATGTTTTTATAAAAAATGTTAGATATACGCATAAAGCAAATAGCCCTATTACTAGAGCTATTGCTATCGCATATAACAAGTTCAATATTATGTTCTTCACTTGATACCTCTTTAGGCTTCTTATAGCACAATACACTTATTAATATTAAGGCTACAACTAAACCGATTAGAAATGTTGCTATGATTATTGTTTTCTTTGTTTCTTTACTCATAACCAACTAAAAGGGTAAATCAGAATCATCTACTGTTGTTTCTTGTGGTTGTCCGTTTACCTTATAACCTGTATTTTTAGGTTTTTGATGTTGTTGTGGTTGTTGTGGTGCTTCCTTTGGTTGTAGGCTTTCAACTCTATCTACAATAACCTCTGTAATAAATCTAGTTGTGCCATCTTGTGCTTGATAATTTCTAACTGATATTCTACCACTAACTAATACCTTATCACCCTTTTTGCAGTATTTAGATAAAAACTCGGCTTGTCCGTTCCACGCTTGGCAACTAATAAAATCAACTTGTGGATTACCACTTTGGTCTTTATAGCCACTATCTACTGCTAGTGTAAATAAAGCATTACACTTATCATTGAAATATCTTGTTTCTACATCCTTTGTTAATCGCCCTGATAAAATACTTTGATTCATTGTTTAGTCCTCTTTCTTTCTTCTTGTATCTACTAATTCTGCTTTAACCTTTAAAGGTCTACCCTTATGTTTTTGGGCTTGTTTCTTATAATCTTTTAATTCATCTCTATCAACCATAAGCTCATCATCTAAATTACGATAGGCTTTAATTTTACCCTTACCAACTAGATAATAAACATAAGTTCCGTATGAATAATCTTTCTTTCGTATCGTTGATACTTTAACTAATCTAGGCATTACCAATTTTCACCATCTTCCATTTCATTATCTTCTATTTCTGCATCACCTACGCTTACTGCTTCCTTTGATGGCACACTACCACTTGCGAAATTCTTATTGATTTCTTCTAATATTAATTGTGGAAAATATTTCTTTCCCACAGGTGTATATGAATATTTACCAACTATTGTAACAAAATCACCTTTTTGGTAATTCTTCTTAATCATCTCTACTCTATCTTCACCGAAAGCAATAGTGTTTACATACATATACTTAATTTTTGGATTCTTATTAAAGTGTGGTAGTTTAGAAGCAAGAATAAACTTAATACCCTTAAATGTTTCGTTTCCTACCTCTTTTAAATCATCTTTAATATAACCCTCTAATATCATTACATTTAACATACTATCTCTTAAAAATCCTTTCTATTATCAATGTTATTGTTATACATATTGCTATGTATGGTGTAAACGGCACTACGTTCCAAAACATCAAATACGTTGTTGCCATATAGAAAGCCCATTTGATTTTAAATATGAAATACAACCCATACCCTAACCAAACAGGCGTTCCTAGTATCATAAACACTATTATAAATAACCATAAGCAGTGCCATACCTCTCTCAATATATAGCGTATACTATATCGTATATATAATAGTGTTATCAGTAATCTTCCTTTTAGCCTTTTCAATATGTGCCTTTCATTACCATATTTATCACTAATACTAATATGATGTAATATAATAGTTCTAGTAAACCCATACCCCACATACTACACCAGATCCAAAACCAATTTATATTAGTGCAGATGGTTAGTTTTAATGTTAGCATTACCGTAAAAGGCAAAAACGTAATTATAAACCATAGCATTATTTCTCTAATTCTTCCCATATACTCTTTGTTTCTATCGGCTTTTTGCATAATTTACACACCTTTCTTAATGGTGATACATCTTTAATGAATAACGGCTTCTTACAATAAGGGCAACATATCTCATTTTTTCTTGTTATCGGCTCTAATGGTAAGTATCGTATCTTCTTTATTTCAGTTATAATCGATTTTAAGGATTGTCTTTGGCTCTTATTTAGGTTTTTATACTTTTCCTTAATGTCTACCATATCTAGTGTAGAAAACTCAATTAATATATTATTAGCGTAATCACCTGTTCTTGTATCAAACATTCCTGTTCTCTTTCTAATATCTTCTTCACTATATATTCCTGCAAACTCTAAATCTTCCGTATAACCACAATAATCTGCCATATATAACTGCTCGTGTTTTATGTTATATATCAAGTAATTCATTCTTCTTGTCCTCTAATTCTAAATATTTATCATAATCAGTAGTTACTTTTAAACTACTCTTTACTACTGATGGCTTATAATATTTCTTGTAGATTTGAGGTTGTTCTTTCTTTAATAATGCCGTATCTAGCCCATCTCTACTATATGATCCTACATAACTAATCTTGATTACACCATTAGGGCTTTCCCACTTAACTATGTTTTGTTCTTCCATATTCTTCTTAATGAGTTCTCGGTTTTCTTTAATCTTCTTTTCGAGTTCCTTTTTAGTAAGTTCAATTTTAGCAAGTTCTAGTTCATTTTTGATAAGCTCTAATTCTAATTCCTTTGGTATAATCAATTCTCTAGGTGTATATATCTTACCACTATTTTCGCACTCTAATAGGTATTCGATTTCTTCATCAGGTATTCTTTCTACCTCGATTACATCTAGTGTTCCATCTTTCTTAAACCAATTTATGAATAAATGCTTTGCACCTTTCCAATTAATCTTTTTACCATTAATCTCTTTGGCTCTTGTTAGCATATAATCATATAATGATAACTGCCACGCTATACATTGTTTTGTTTCAGTTGTCATTTGTGCGTATGTCTTATGGTCTGCAATAAATGTTTCATTATTCTTTAAAAAGCCAACTACATCTATGCAACCACATATTGATAGTAGATTAGAATATTCTAAACCAACCATTTCTTCTGCAATTAAACCATCAGTATTTTTATTAATATAATCTAGGTAAAGTATGCCCTGTGGTGTTTCAGGGCTATACTCACCTTTCTTACTATTGATTATGTTTTCAATGTCTTTATGGATTTTAGTTCCAAACTCGGCTTTACGCTTTAACACCTTTTCATCTACACCACTATAATCAGGTGCTAACTTATGCTTATGCAATAATTGTGTAGTGCTTGTTGTTGCTATCTCACCATTTATTGTATATACGTGTGTTGCTTCTTCAAATGTTATAATCATTCTCTTTCCACCACCTTAAATGTTATTGCTTGATAATGTGCTTGTATATCAGTTAATAATTTAATTAAACCATATACATCAGTTGTTTCATCTACATTGTCTTGAACGATATAATCTTTAAGGGCTTTACAAGTTCGGGCTAAATCATCATAATAGCCACCAACTTGCACCCATTCTTTCTTTACATCATCATTTTTCTTCTTAACATCTTGTAAGCGTTCAAATGTATAATTACGCTTATCTATCTTAACAATACGATAGTTCTCATTAAGCATTATTGCCATTTGATTCACTCTCTTTCTTCTGCTTCTCTAAATAATTACGCTTTGATGTAATTACATAATCAGCTTGTGTCTTTTCTAGTAGTGTAATATCACTAACATTAAATGATTTTAACACGCCATCTATCTTAACACCTAATTTCTTCATTTCATCAATTTGATCTTGCGTAATATATTCCTTTGGTCTTTCAGGTAAATCCTCTCCTGCATAAATGTATAAACCTAAACCGAATAATGATACGTTCTTAACTAAACATCTCATAATTGTTTTGTTTACATCAAACATATTCGCAGGTTGAACGGCTACATTTCTACCACTCTTAAATGTTACATTGTATGCTTCTTTCTTCATAGCTCGGTTGTTAGAATCCATTACAGGAAGCCACATTGTTTTTGTTACACCTAAAATTGTCATTTCGGTTTCTACCATATAGCCTGTGTTTTCATCAAACATATAAGGTTGTTCGTTTCCTGCCATATCAGTAAAATGCTTTACCTTATAACTGATAGGTAACATTTGTTGTATTGTATCGAAAGCCCAAGCCCAAGATAAATAACTTAATGTGATGTTGTTTTGTTCTAATTTCTCAATATGCTCTGATACATCAATTTGTCTTAAAATCTTAAAGATTTCTACCTCTCTTTCTTCAATACTCATTTCCAATAGTTTCTTTAAATCAATTTTCTTTTCCATATCTTTTTGTCCTTTCTCTTAACTATCTACTCTAATTATATCATAAATCAACGATTAATCAACTACTTTTTTAAATGTTTTAAATATTCTTCATTATTAATCTCTATTTCTTCTATTGTAATAAATAGAAATTCTACTTGATGATAATACTGCTCTACTTTAAGCTCTACTACATTTTTGTCATCTACAAACGCTACTTGATTTAAACCATCTAATACGCTCTTTGCGATATTATCTAAATCAGGTTTAATTGTAGGTCTAATGATACCATCTAGTGCTAGTTGTCTTTTCCATTTAGGCATAGCCTTTGGTATCGGTTTATACGCTTGTATATGCACCTTAATTTGCTTTTCATTGTCTAGTGGTATAAAGTTAGGGTATTCCTTTAAAAACGAAAACTTGACTAATTGTTCGTAGTTCATTGTTTCCTTTGGTGTATATATTCTAGCCCTACCACCAAATGTTGTTGCTCTAGGTCTTTGCTTACCTACTATCTTGCCGATTACTTTAAATGCTACTTTCATTTTGTCCTCTTTCTTTTTAGTGTTGATGTAAATAGGATTATCAACTCGTATATATAAATTATGCTTAAATAATTATTGCTTTGCAAACTGCCTATTGCTTCTGCTCGGTCTTGCTTTTCTATTAGATATGACTATCGTGTAGCCCTAATTACTAGGCTTGACTAGGTTTTGTCCTCTCTCTCATCACCTCTTTATCTTTCAATTAATTATATCAAAACATTATGTGATAATTATGTGATTATCTATATTTTCTATTTCTAATTTCTTCCATTGTCATTATTGTTGCAAAAGTGATAATAAATACCATTAATACACATAACCATTTAAGCATCTCTATAACGCTCGCTTACATCTGCTAACTTTTTAGCCATTTTTCTTTCACTTTCTAGCATACAATTTTCTTTGCTATCATAGTCTAGTGCAAACAAGATTATATCATTAAATGTTTGTATCTCATCATCTTCTAGTTCTATTGTTATTTTATTCTTTGTTATTGTCATTATTTCACCTTATTCCGTATCTATTCCGTAAATTCCGTATCTATTCCACACCAAAATCGAATAAGCTCATTTGCTTATATTGTTTTTGCGTTTGTTTAGGCATATCTACTATCTCATAAAATACACCTAATAATGATACTTTTAACCATTCTTTGCCACCCTGTATATTTTGGTTATCATCTAGTTTGTCTACTAAAAAGCATAACTCTTTAAAGCCACTAAAACCACTAGGCACTACATAATCTACATCATATACTCTTAAATAAAATTCCTCTTTCTTACTTTCGTGATATATGCTATGTAAACATTTTTCGTTCCAATTAGTTTGCTTTAATATGCTTTCATTTTTTAAAACCTTATCTACATCAGAAAGTGCTACATTAATTGATTTATCACTTTCACCATAACTGCATACTAATTCTTCTTTTCTACAAGTATCTTTATATTCTTCTAAATATGCTATTTTCTTGTAGTATTGTAAACTATTTACTATTGCAGTATAGCGTATGATATGTATATCTTTTATGATGGCTTCTTTAAACATACCATTATCATACATTATTTCGGCTTCATTAAATTGCTTCTTAATCTCACTGATCCAATAATCACTTATTTGCTTTGTAATCATTTTAAAGTTCCTCGAATCCACCATTTTCTAATTGATTATAAATATACTCATACAATTCAGGCTTCCAATATTGCAACTGCTCTAATTCTTCATCATACTTTTTCTTATCAGTATTTTTAAGATTTTTGTAATATTGCAACTCTCGTTGTTGTTCGTTTGTTGTATCGAAATTGTATGATACATTATTCTCATTTTTCCATCTTAAATAATTATTCCATTTACTACCATCTTCCATAAAATCTAGGTAAGCATTTTTTTGTTTAAAGAAAGTAAGAATACTCCACTTAAACTGACAATAAGTATACTCACTATGATATGCTTCACTATAATGTGATATGCACTCTTTAAGTTGTTCTACATCATATTCATTTAATCTAGTCTTTAAAAGTCTTTTCATATCATCAGTTAATTTAGCGTGTTTAATGATATTGCAGTTATTCCAAAAATTAAAGATTTCTTCCATTTCTTTTGTGTTATTATTTATAATAACATTTTCTTTACTATTACTAATAGTATTATTATTAATAGAATTATATGTCTGTTGTTCCAACTGCATACCCTTTGTTGTTCCAACTGCATACCCTTTGTTGTTTGAGCCACATAGTATGTCGTTTTGACTACATAGGCTATTATTCTCTATTAGATTTACATATCTATCACCAAAACCATAATAAGTAGTATTACCCTGCTCTTTGTTTAAATAAAAACTCAATATATCTAATTCACATAATTTTTTGAGCCTATCTGCAAAACCCCTTTTGCTTAATTCTAAAAATGGTAAATCATTTTGTAGTTTAGAATATGCTAACCAATAATATATCTTTCCATTAAAATTAACGCTTTGCATTTTAGGTGTAAAAAATATAAACCAATCTAATATTACTAAATCATTACAATCTAGTTTTATTTCTTTGCCATCTACATTTTTCTTTGAATTAATTAATTCTTGTTGATTAAAATTAAGTATTATTTGTTTCATTTTTCGTTTTCTTCCTTTAACCTAAAATCATTATTTTCTATCGCAGTTTCAATTATTGATATAACAGATGTCATAGATATATTTTTAAAATCATACCATTCCCCATCTATCTTATATTCACTTAATTGAAAATGTATATCTTGTTCTACACCATATACACCAATTATTTCTTTTGATTCATAACATAATTTAACAGGAAAAGGTCTATTGTTTAATTGTTTTAATCTTTCACTTATATTTTTAGAAAAGCCAATTTTATATTTATCAGCACATTTCATAACATAAATCTTGCCTTTACTTTTTGGTTTTTTAGGCATACTTTTCATTTTTCTATACTCTTCCTCTTGTTCTAGTCTTTCTCTTTCGTGATTTTCTTCATTAATTCTTTCAATATCTTTTCCGTATTTTTTGCAAAAACGTATTAAGCCATTGATTAGTTCAACAGTTAATTCTTTATTTACAATATCACCTGCAATATCTATAAATGCAAACATTTCTCCATTTGTTTCATCATCTTCAACTCTCAATATATTGAAATAAAAATTATTAATATGGTGTATCATATCTTATTCTCCTTTTAGTAAAATTAAAACCACTCAAATATGATGTATGCCGACACCATACCCAAGTGGTTTGAATTCCTGTTGGTAGTATTAACTTTAACTATTGATAGCATCGGCATCTACTACCAACATTGTGTAATCTTTCAACTACTCTTAAATTATATCACTAAATCTAATGATAATCAATAACTAATCATCTACACCAAAATCATATATTGTCATAATACCACTATCTTTTAATCTCTTATCTTTTTGTGATATTCCGTTTACTCTATCAACTGCTATTTGCCAATATTCAGGATTAAGCTCGAAGCCTATAAAATTACGTTCTAGTTCTTTACACGCTACTGCCGTTGTTCCACTACCAATAAAGCTATCTAAAATTACCCCCCCCACTTTGCTACTATTCAAAACGAAATTCTTGATAATCTCTAGTGGTTTGATGGTTGGATGTCCGTATTCTTGTTTATCTTTTATGTTAGTCTTACTGATGTAAAATGTTTTACCTCTTTCAAATGGTATATGTATATCTGCACCCTGTTCCCAAAAGTATAAACAATACTCTTTATCTACTAAATAATGTGTTCCACAAAAAGCAATAGGATTTTCTTTACACCAAACTATAATCTCAAAACTGCAATTATGCTCTTTTACAAAATAAGTCATATAATCATAGATTTGATTTTTATTGCACCATAAGTATATGTTAATCTTTTTCATAATTCTAACATATTCATCTAGTATCTTTAAATCTATTCCTTTGTCTAGTTCGTTATCTTGTAATTGACTAGCAAAACAAGTTTCTTTACCATAACGCTCTTTCATAATACCACTGCCGTGAATTCCTGTAATTTCATATGGTGGATCAGTTATTATTAAATCTACGCTCTTATCAGGTATCTTTTTAATACCCTCATAGCAGTCCTCATTGTAAATCTTATTTAGTTCTAGTTCCATATTTTTGTTTCCTCATTTGCTTTCTTTTTTCTCTAATAACCCAAAACTGATGTTCTAGTCTATCTAAATGTTTGCAGTTCTTTTGTAAGCAACTCATATTCTTTACTTGCTTTTCAGTTAAATAACATCTATGCAGTTTACAATACCCTACACATTTATTTCTAGTAGCCTTTTGGTTAAACGCACATATTAATAACTCACTCATCAGAATCACCCATAAATGATATGATGGTATCACGCTCTTTACCAAAAGTTAATCTCATTTGTCCGTTTTGTGCTAAACGCTTCTTCATATCACATAAGCTCTTAACTGATTTGAATAGGCTTTTAAATCTACGCTCAAAATATTCTTCGCACTCTTTTTGATTACCAATTTTATAACCCTGCTTATTAGATACGATACACTTTTGCATATTTTCCCATTCATTGATACATCTAACATCTTGCTCTATATCAACATTGTGTCTATTAGTATCACTCTTAAAAGTGTAATATTCAGGTAATGCTTCACATATTTCTTGCTTACTGATGTATTTACCATCTGCATAATTGTCCTTTAAGAATTCATATAATTTGTATTGTCTTGTATTCATAATCTTTTACCTCACTATCTATCATTTCTATACTCAATTAATTTAGCACCACTTGAAATAAAATGATTTAATAAATCAGGTGTGCTAGTTGCTAGATTTAATGCAATAATTCTTCTTTGGTATCTTAAAATAGCAAACATAATTATTCCCCCTTTACATCAACACCACAAAATTGTGTGCTAGGCTTCTCACCACTTGTTTTAATAGCATTGTGTGGTTTAGTGCTAAATGGCTCATCACTTGATACACCATCATCAATACCATCATAGATTAAAGTGTGTTCTTCATCTTTAACCTCAACTTTTTCCGTAGGCATATTATCAATGTCTACACCATATTTTTCCATAAAATACTTTTTCATTTGTTCTTTTGTCATCTTTCTTTACCTCGTTTCCTTATCTTTGACACTTATATCTTACACCCAAATTATGTGATAATTATGTGAAAATTGTAAAAAGATTATGTAAAATACATTTTTTTAAAAATCGGTATTTTTATATTGATAAATGTATGATACAATTTAATTGTATTTAGAAGCACACACTAAATACCCTCCTTAATAGTATGAGCCGACCACTCATACGACATACTAGGTTTTAATCGCTAATCCCCTAGTATGATTTAAAGTATAATTTTTTCATATTTTTTTACGAGAGAAAACGCAAGAATCTCCTTTCCAATCAATCCCAAACCAATATCTTGCGTTTTTTCTTTTATCTTAATATATAGTCTTAATTTAATTTTTATTTAAAACCCTTATAAGTTATCACTAAAATAATAAAAACGCAATTAAAACGTATCTAGCGTTGTTATAATAAGAAAAAAAGCACTCTATTTAGTGCTTTCTTTTTCTATATGTTCTATTTGTTCGATATTATGCTCTATTAATTTTGGCTTTTCAGTTTCAACAGGTGGTGTATAAGTATATGTATCAATATTGATATGCTTATCTTCTAATAGCCATACGAAAAACTTTTCAATGAAATTAGATAATGCTATGTAGAAATCGGCTTTTAATATCTTCATAGCCTTTTCACCACTTGAATAACTAAATACTGCCGTTGCAACCATTGATGTTAAGTATATCATTAATTTACAAGCATCAGCTAAACCAAAACCATCTTTTGCACCAAAACCAACGTATGCAAAAATTAAACCTATAATCAATGCAGTCATAATTCTTGAAGCATAAGATATATACTTAAATCTCTTTGAATCATCTTGTATTGCTTTTGATGATGATGTTTCTTTCGCACTTAATATTGTTTCAGGTGAATTATACCCAACAGGTAATTCTTCAAACAATAAGCCTTTAAGCGTTTTTCTTTTGTAGCGTGATAGAAAATACCTATCGGTTTCTTCTTCGTTAATGTAGACATAATCAGCTTTCTTTATTTCTTTATAAGAATATCTATTTCTTATGTAATGCAATATTTCAGGTGTTATCTCTAAATAACCACACTTTGTTTCAACATAATCACGCTTACGATTTTTGAAATCAACCTTACAGTATTCGGTTAAATTAAATATTTGTCTTTTATTATTAATCTTTTCTGCTTTATCATTATAAGCCTTTTGATTATTACGATAGCGTTCATCTCGTTGTCCGTTTAGTTCACCATCAGGGTAATAAGCACAGTGCATTATAATTGTGATTAATGTTAAGACAATAAAATCAATCCACGAAATCTCATCTTTAAAATATGCTTTAACAAGCAAGTAAAGTGCTAACACACCTACAACTAATATTGTAAGTGTAATAGTCCTTAATCTAATTATTAATCCTTTTTTATGTTCCATTTTTAAACTCTCTTTCTATATGATCCTATTTCACTTTTTTGGTAATCTTATCTAGTTGCCACTTTTCATACGCAGGTTTCTTAATGATATTAAATACACCACCACCTGCAAGTGATAAGATAATGAAGCCTACACAACCATTTAATTTTTCTAATTCTATTTGTCCGAAATAAGTAATAACATAAATGATAGCAAAAGGTAGAATAATAATTAATCGTGAATAAATATTTTGTTCCATTTTTAATTTATCAATTTTGTTGCTTATTGCTTCCTTTACGCTTTCATCAGTTGAACGAGCTAATTGTTGTAAGTAAGAATCTAGTTTATCTCTATAATGCTTTTCAAAAATAGCCTTTGCAGTAAAGATTAATGCTATGACTAAAACAATACCACTTAAAGTTATTTTGTATTTCATACTATTTTCACTAATGAAATTAAACACAATGATACTAGCACTACCACCAAAAGTAAGTAAGAAATCTAAAATAGAAAAGGTGATATATTGTGATTTATTACTCATAATAACACCACCTATCTAACGTTAGTAGTTTGATTAGATGTGTCAATTATGTTTTTAGATTTTTTCTTTTCAATTAATGGTTTTACATCTATAACTTGTGTTGTATCAGGTTTAGATAAACCCTTTGCTTCTGCAAGTGCCTTATGTAAATCATCTTTAATTTCTTGTGGCACTGCAATAGAGTTATCGAAATATGCAGTAAACTTATCGAAGCACTCAATTAAACGATTAGTCTTTTCTTCAACTAATTGTAATTGCTTTTCAGTTCTCTCATCAACAACCTTAACAATTTTTGCTAGTTCATCTTGCACTAATGGTTGCAACTCAATATTAATAGCAATACCCTTAATTTGCTCGGTAGTGGCATCAACTGTGTCCTTAACAATTTTTTCAATTTGTATCTTGTTAATGAATTTCTTAATGCTACCACTAAATAAGGCATAGAAGCAAGATGATACAATACCACCGATAGTAATACCTGCAAGATAAGGTGAGATAATATTCCATACTTTTTGAATATTCTCAATAACTACATTTAAAAACATTAAACATCACTCTCTTTCTTTTCAATATTTAAAGGCATTTTAGTAGTGTTATCAATGATAGTGTTAGTATTTTCATCATACTCAAAACACTCTAAATTAATACCACTACATTTTCTAGTAATAGGATTATAATATTTACAATTTAGACAATCCGAGTTACGTTGTATTTTCTTCTTTGAAATATTATAAAGCATAATATCACCCCTTTGCTATAATTATATTATACTTAATTGAAAAAAACAACATTTCATATTATAATGAAAATAGCAAACAATAATACTCTCTCTCATATTCCATTGTTATTGTTTGTTAAGGGCTAGAGATAGCCCTTTTCTTTTTATAAAGAAAAATAGAGCCAATTAAGGCTCTACTCATTCTCTTGATTAATTACCACCATAAATAGTGATACCATAACACATATTAAAATGATAATAACATATCTCATAGGCTATTCTTCATTATTTTGATTATCTTGCTTATTCAATTCATCATATTGCTCTTTAGTAATTTCAACGTAATTATATTTAACAGGTATGTTATCATACGCTTCATTATATTTTATACCTGTTTCCTTTTGTAAAATGTAAAAGCCTTCATCACTATATGTATGAATTTGCTTTACACCATTTTTGCAAGTTATTTGTTCTTGTTTAATCATTTTAACACCTCTATTCAGTTATTGGTAAAAAATCAACTTTGCCATTGTTATAAAATGTAGACCAATTTGTAGCCGTTTTATAACTTTCGATTAAATTGCTTGGAACATATACATTTATTTTATTTGATGATGTAGCGTTAGGAAATGGATTAGATCCTATTGAGACCATTGTTGTATTTCCTAAAATAAGGTTTTTTAATTTTGGTGAATTGTAAAATTCATAATGTGGTATAGATGAAATTGAATTTAAAATGCACGTTTCTAATTTGGGACAATTATTAAAGAAACTATTTCCTATCGTATCAACTTTATCTAATTCAACATATTCAAGATTTGGTGAATAAGCGAAATAATTACTTGCTAGTTTTACAACATTATTTGCAACAAACTTTTTTAATTTGTTAGGATTACTTGTCACACTAGTCCACCCATTGTTGAAAGATATACATATTGGATTTGCTGTTGTTACAATTTCTTCTAAATTTCCACTTAAAATATCTTCAATTCCTCCACCAACATTTACAACTGCATTTGTTTTACCTAACATTATAGCACCTCCTTGACATAAACTGTTATATCAGTTGATGGCACTGTTTTAGCGTAAATGTAAACATTATACCCATCACTTACACAAATAGGTGCGTAATTGCCACTTATTGCCTCATTCAATTCAAATGTTACAATAAACGTTTTATCATCAAGTAGTGTTATTCCTTGACTATTATAAGCAACTGCACGATATGGGTAGTCTTGATATGTATTATCACTAGCCCAATCCGTAGTTTCTATAGTTGTTGTTGCCGAAATTGATGTAACACTATTTTCTAATGTTGTTACTCGGCTATCTAAAGTAGTAATTTGTGTTTGTAGGTATTCAGTGTCTATATCTTTACTAGCATCCATAATATACCATTGGTTATTATCATCTTGAAGAAAAACTACACTTAATACTGTCAAACCACCCAAATGATTAACAATATAATTTGAGAATTCAATTATATGCTTATAGCCACTTTGTGTAATCTTATCATACGAAATAACATTAAAGAATGTATCAGTTGTAACGCTACCCTGTGTTAGAGTATTCATTATTGTTCCATTAACAAACAATGCTCTTTTACCACTTAATATTGCAGTTTCTAAAGCACTTGATAATGTAACAGGGTAAGGACTTGATGTTCCTGTAATTGTTACATCACTTAATTGCACCTCATAAGGCTTATATAGTGCTAATAAATCAATATCTTGTCTATTTGTGGTAATTAAACTCTTTAAGTATGCACTAACGAATTTATTGCTTGAATTTGTATCACTTACTAAATCGGCATCTAGTTTATGGCTTGAATCAATTACGTTTTGTTTAGCATTTAATAGTGTTTGTATTTGTGCTTTTGATAATGTATTGCCACCGATAATTGTAAAGAAGCCATTATCATATATTGCAGTAAATACTATTTTACTATTAGGTGCTAAAAATTGTGATACGTTTCCATAAGATAATGTTGCACCACTATTGTAATTAGTTGGTAAATTAAGGTTGTGTCTTACGCTTCCATTAGTGATATACAACATTGTATTTGTTCCTATTGTAATACCACTATAATCCAAGATAAATGTATGTATTGTTTCATCTACTAATGTTGTATTGCTAGGTAGGACAAAATCGACTGCATTATTAGTCATTACACCATTTAATGTATGATAATATACACCACCTAAAACACCACTACCATTAATGATAATAGTTGATGAAGCAACATTTAATGTAAATGCACTAGGTAAAGTTGTATTACTATAAATTGTTAGGTTATTAGTTGCAGATGTTGTAATATTTGCCGATAACTCAACACTTAATGTAACATTTTCATCTATTGTAATTTCACTATCACCAAGTAAAGCAAAATCACCATTGATAGATACTTTCTTATAAGTTCCACCTGTAAAATCAGTTGTTTCACTTGTTGTAGAAGCAATAGGTGTAGTATTAGCTTTGATAACCATTGTAAATGTTACATCAGTAATATTATTATCAAACATAGCATAGAAATTACAAGTGAAAGTATTTTTATTAGATAGTTCAAATGTTAATACGCTACTCTTTTCAATAGTGTATGAGCCAAAATCAACACTACCTAATTGTGTTGGTAGTGTCTTACTTGTATTTACACTATTAGATACTAACTTATTGTTAGTGAAATCAAACCTATAAACATCATTAAAAGTCTTTGGTAGGGCATAATCAGTAACAAATTGTTTAGTTGCACCATCAGTATTTGTCATATACTTTTGATTAATAGGTGTAGGATTACTAGAATTTTCTTCACTAATATCATAAGTTGCATATCGTGATTTAGCAACACTTGTTGTTCCTATTAATATTTCATTTAGTTCGGCAACAATACCGTTAAAATCAACTTGTAGATTATGATAAATACCGCCTCTCTTGTAGTAAATATCTACTATCTTACCACCGACAATAGAAGCAAGTATATTTGGTGTTGTTCCACTAGGTATTAGATTTTCATCATAATTACCCTGTATTAAACCCATTTCAGTATTAGAAGCAGTTTCAACAGTTGGTATTTCAATAGTGTCCCAAGTATTATTTACATTGTATCTACAAGTGTATGATTTATCAGTTCCACCTGTAATAGTCCAAGTCCATATAATAACATCACCATTTCTAGCAGTTAAACCCCAATTAGTCATCAACTCATTTAATCGTGGATTTGTTGGTGCATTTGGTGATGTATAACTACCACAATATCTAAATGATGTAAGTAATTGATTATTAATATCTATTACATCTTGTTTTAATTGTGTAATATCACCCGTATTAGTTGTTACATTAGTAAAGTTTTCTGCAACCCTTTGATTTAAGTAATTAAGGGCTAGTCTTACATTATCAGTTTTAACGTTGCTACCATTTGCTATGCTAACTTGAATAAGTGAATCAGTTTTATCTTGTTTTAATAACATATTTGCAAGTAAACTATTTACGTTAGCAATTAATGTAGATAAATCAGTATCTTCTTCAATACTATCATCTACCATATTTGTTGCTCTAACAATGTTAAGCTCGAAATTGTTTGATGTAATATTTCCTACTACCTCATTTGTTGCCACACCATTAGTTATTGTAGTCTTTAATGCTACAACATTAATACAATATGTTTGTGTGCCATAGTATAATGTAAATTCCTTTGGCATTTTTCTTTCGTATAAAGTATATAACTTGTTATCAATAACAACATTATCTTTAACAAAAGTAAAGTAATATGGATTGCCTACCTTTTGGCTTCCATTTGCAAGTGTGTAATACATACCCATAACAACATTGTTAGAATAATCTACGTTTTCTAGATCAGTTTGATTTTCTAAAATATTGCTAGGCACATATACATTTAGTAGTGTATCATTATAAGAATATTGATTTAATTGAAAACCACAACTTAAAGATAATACGCTACCATCATCATTTAAAATAATCTTAATTGTTTTCATTTGTGCTTCGCACCACCTTTCTATTTTAATTTTAACATAAATAAGAAAAAATAAAACCACTAATTAAAGTGGCTCTATTCTACATCATCTAATTGTTTTCTATTAGTAATTGCTTGTGATTTATTATAACCACCAAAAGTAATTAACCAATTATTATTACCCATATCGTAATTCTTACCGAAAACTAAAGGGTATTCCCCTGCATTATCAGGCTCTCTTACAATAGCAAAGGCAACACTATTATCTCGGCTAGTTTCATCAACCTCACTAACATCTTCTACATCAAGATATACTAAATAACCACTTGAATTATGGCTTATTGTTAGTAAATCATTTGTAGTTAATGCTTCTGATTTGAATAAGATATTTTCTTCTAATATTGTATTTGCACTAAACTTATTAATCTCTTGATTTAAGAAAACGATATAATACTCATCATCATCATAATCATTATTCCACATCATATTACCTAACACAATTCTATCAGTATTAGTTGTAATTTGTATATTGTAGTTAAATGATAACTGCTCTCTATTGTCTTTAGCAATAATGTAGCCACCATAATTTGATTTGTATTGATTTAAGGCATTAGTTATCGTAGTAGGATTAGTTGATGTATTTAAACTATAATCAACGCTTTCAATACTGCTTCCATATATTTTATTATAGAAAGACATATTAGTTAGATTTGTTTCAGTTATTTCGGGTAGTTGATTTATAAATTCTCGTTTAGATACACCACTTATACTAGGTAAATCTTTTAAAATAACAAAGTCCATTAAATCGGCTCTACCGAAAACATCTACATATCTTACATAATCTCTTATTTTATATGCTTGTTCGTAATCAGTTCCTTTAAGATGATTCAATAATGAAAAGATATTTAAAGCATAATGTAAAGTATTTTGTGTAGCAGTTTGTTTCTCACCACAAGAATAATTATCTTGAAAATCCCATTCTAGCGTATATGTATTTTTAGATGTATAAGTATTGATAGGTAATAAGTTCATATACAATGTTGTATTAGAATTATCGTTATATGTTTTATCACCATCACCCTTTAAGAAAGTAAGTGCATATTTAGTTGGCGATGACATTTTAAACATATCTAATATTGCATTATGTTCCATAAGTGATAATCTAACACCACTAGGCTCATCACCTAAAACTATATAATCATCAAATGATATTTCTCTTTTTACAATGTTTCTTTCACTTATTTCATAAAATCTAGGCTCACTAGGTATTCCTATGATTTGTGATAATCTATTGAAATCTTTTGTAAACTCGGTTTTTTCTTCTATATGGTCGGCATAATAAAGCCTTTCTACTTTACTTGCATAATACAAGTTATTATCTATTGTATATAATCTACCCTCTTGCATTGTGCCATCTAAATCATTAGTCCAAGATGTATAACGATATGTAGTGTTTCCTGTTCTAATTAATTTGCCATAAGTATTTAAACCAAAGGCATCACTAGATATTAATTTATCTTGTTGTTGATTAAATTGTGTATGTATAGGGTATTTATCTATATCACTATTTAATAGATATTTTCTAATATCAGGTCTAGTTGTTGTTATTCTTACACTATCTTTTGTTCTATAAACTATCTTAAAGTAATACTCATTTATTTGTATAGCTTTTATTTGCGTTTCATTTAAACCGAACGCTCTACCTAAAATGTTTTTCATAGAATAAGCACACTCTACACCTGTTGGTTGTGGCTCAACATATTGCATACCCTCAATTAAATTAGTTCCTAGATGGTAATAAATAGCGTGTGGCTTATTTGGTAAATCTGCACCATAATTAAGCACTCTATAAATATTATACTCGAATAAATATTGCGTTATATCTCTCTCAACATTGTTATTGTTATAAGCATATAATTTTAATACCTCTAGTATAGGGTATTTTGTTTTTAATTTAACAACATCATTATAAACTAAACCATCATCACTTTCACTTGATGTATGTAAATATTCAGTAATACTACTACCAAGATTAAAGTAGTTTGTTACATAAGATGTTAAAGCTGATACATACTCTTGTGCGAATTTAGAGTGAAATATAGTGTTTTTAGTTCCACCTAAATAATTTTTAGTAGGTATTCCATATCTAACAAAAGATACCAAGAATTGCCCTGTCATAACATCATTATCATCAGTAACTATTGATACAACAGGTTTAGCGTGAACGTATTTTCCTATTTCACTAAATATTTCCCATAAGTTCTTGCCATTAAAATCACTTTCATTTATTTTTGTCTTTTTAAGCAAAGTCTTATCACTCTCACTAACAACAAAAGGTAAAGCAGTATCATAGTAAGCAACGCCGTTTGATTTACGAAAGGGTAAGTTTGCAAGTTGCGATTTTTGAAATAAGTAATAGGCATCAGTTTGGTCGGCTTCCTTAAATAGATTTATTAATAAATCGTTAGGATCATACACATTAATTCTAAAGTTCATACTACACTCATAGTTTTGCTCTAAATATGTATAAGTTCCTTTTGTTAAAGCACCTGTAACATCAAACTTTACCATTTCATCTGATGTTACTAACGGATTAATATAGCCATTTGTTTGCATTTTGTGTCTAGTAAACATAAATGTATACTGATGGTTAGGTTGTATTGCAAGTGTGATTTGTCTATTTTTAATTTCACCATTTACAATAACATCATCACTATATGTTCCTCTTGCTACAATAGTGCTTATAGGCTTTACATTGTTATAATTTACTACATTATGGTTTCCGTTTTCTTCCCCATCTTTCCATAATTTACTTTCTACATCATTATAATATTTTGCATATTTAGATGGGTATGATGTAATAGTTGTTTGGGTATATTGATTAGTAACAACGTTTAAATCACCTATTGTTAAATCAACAGGTAAGAATCCTGCAAAGTTGTAAACTCTTGTATTAGGTCTACCATAGAAGCATAACAAACTAGGCATTGTAAATGTAAATGTATTATTGTTATTAGCATCATATAAAATATTTTTATTAATATTTTTCATATATCTAAAATCACGATACCAATTCATAGTTGCAGGATTACTTTCACTTAAAGTTCCCTGTGGGTATGATAAAATTGTATCAGCCCACTCATATTGATAACCCGAATAATAGTAATAAATAGATGATGTAATTGGATCACCTATTATATTTTCACCAAACTTGTAATTGCTTTTAGGGTAAAAAGCATTATCAGTATTTGCATTATTAATGTTTAAAGTTATCTTTTCATCTAAATCAACTGTGTTTGTTGTCATTAATACATTTTGTAATTTATAAGTAACTGCAATATCATCAACAGGTGTTTGTTGGGCTTTAATACCGACATCAATTAATGATAGATTATGTGTGAAATAAGTATTGTCTGCAAGATTAGGTTGTTCTACATCATCTTCTTGTAAAGCATAATCATAAA